GGTTCAAATATTTCATGGTTGTTGAGTTCTTCTCTAAAGTCAAGTTCTTTCCCCCATAAATCAAATTTATTTGCCCATATACCAACTGCTTTCGGGTAATCTTTATCCTTTTTCTTTTTACCATTTGACCATCTTTTATTTAGAATAACATCCACTAAATATCTCCATGCTAGTTGATTATCTAAATTCATATTACTTTCTAAATGCCTATGGTCAATCATAAAAATAATATATTCTACTCCCCTTTTTCTCATATCGCCTTCCCATTCTTTCCAATATACCGCTTGTCCTCCAACATCACTACTTTTAATGGTTCTAACATCCCCATCAATTTTAATCATTTTTCTTGTTGGACTTTGAATACCATCTGTTCTTTTCTTAATATCAGGTACTTCTCCCCTAGTTTGTAATTGTCTCGCTAATGTAGTTTTACCTACTCTTTCTGCACCATAAATTCCAAATGGATAAGCGTGTAATCTATTGTAAATGGCAATACCTATTTCAGCAAAGAATACTGCGAAACCTGCGAGTAATGACACATGAAATCACCTATTCTTTTTTCTTTTTAGCATCTTCTAATGCTTCTGTCATTGGTTCTTTCTTGTTACCATCTTTATCAAAATCTAGATAATCTGGCTTTTTATTTTTTAAAATTTTTTTCCATTTCATTTAATCACCTATAATAATTCCTTTAATAAATTAAATAATCCACCAAAAATATTAAAGCCCAAAGAACCCGCTATGTTTCCAATAAGCAAGGCCGCTGTTGAAGAAACAACTCCCCAACACCAAAATCTTACTTTTAAAAACCAAACATCAGCAGAATGCGCTCTTGTCATATCATACGCTAAATTCTGCTCATCGACACCAAAAATATCGGGGAAAAACCATCCCATTTAATCACATCACATATTTTGTTCTAAGAATTCAATCCCAATTTCTTGAGGTTGTTGTTGATATGGGTTATTGTTATTGAAATAACCTTGCGCTCGCATACTTTCCATGACTTTCTGCTTTTGTTGTTCTTCACGCGCTTTCTTTTCCCAATAGGTTTTGATTTTTCTATCTAATAACCAAAGTTCCATTCGGTCATTCATAATTAAATCAAAGAACGCCTTAATACCCATAATTCCTCCAATCGTTAATAACGAAAAGAGAACCGCATGAGATAATTTCGTCCAAGGTAAATCTGCGCCATAATTAGCGTAGAAATACACATTCATTCCACTTACTGCACCGACAAATAAAATTGTCATAACCAATCTTGTGTCTTTATTAATTGCTGCCATTTAACCACCTTATGCAAACTCAACTGTTAATCTAGGAGTTCCGCCGGTAACATCAACATAAATCCCATTCAAACATATTACACCGTGATAATCGGCTTCTATTTGAACAGTAGTATTTTGTGTTGCATCTTGGTCGCCACCACTTGTATCATCCATTACTGATGATATATGCGGAGGTAAAACTATTTCTGCTACTTGATTTGCCGCCGTTCCAGCAGAAGTATTATCATAAATTTTAACTGTGCAAGTTGCGGTTGCATGATTATTATAACCATGAAAACTAATCAATTTACATCTGCCTGAATGAACAAGCGTATCTGCCGTAATTAATCTACTACTTCTACAACCTTGAACCATTTTTTTCACCTAATTTAATTTAGAGTTGCCTCATTCTACCGAGAGAGGCCCAACCATATAACCTTGACGCAATCACGCGGAATCATTGGCTGAATCAGCCTCATCCGTTGATTGGTCGTTTGTGGTGGTTGGTGTTACTGTCGAAGTAACTGTTGATACTACTTCTTTTACCTTTTGGGTAGTTGATTTCTTTTTTGGCAATAATGCTTTTTTGACATCTGATGCCGAGGTCAATTTTAATAATTGAGTAGCAAGTAAGAAGTCATCTTCTTCCAAACTATTTAATTCCTCGGCATCAAACGCCAATTTAAAGTTCGAGTCGCCCAAGTAAGTTAATGCTCGTTTGACATGAACCTCTGTTTCAACATCATAAAGCAACAAATATGACTCGTCATCCCCGTAACCCATAATGGTACATTGACCCTTTGGATGTTGGTTATTTACTAATGTCATCTTTGCCATTTAATCACCTCAAATTTGTCCCCAAATTCTTAATCGAATTTCTCCGATATTGTCTGTGTTTGATGCAGCAGGGGCATGAATTTGGAAATCAGCAGAACTAGCCGCCGCGTATTTTCCTCCGGTTGCCGCCCCTGATTGAACTTCAGGTGCAATCATTGAAACTGCATATCCTCCACTAATGGTATCAACAGAAATTCCTGTGACCAATACACAAGTAACTGTGCTTAGACCAAATTCGCTTGCTGTAAATTGTTCACCATTTGCAGTATATGAAGTAATATCTACTACTGCATCAACAACATATTCGTCACCCATAACTCTAGGTGTGGTAACTCCTTTGTGGTTTGCCAATAATGTAACTGTTGCTGTCATTTTAAATCACCTTTTATTTTAATTTAAAGTGACACCAATCACTGTACATTTGTCAATTTGCCTTGTCCCTTAAAGAAACTGCATCCTGTTTCGCCCATTGTTCGGAACATACCTCGATTTCCGAGACTTCCGATACCGAATGGGTTTCCATGATTAATACCATCTTCAAAGTATTGAGTTGGTTTCATGACTGAAAGCCACAAATGGTCAGTATCAAGGAAAAGCAAGTCACTAACCTGAGTAGTTGCTGCTCCTGTATTTGGCATATCCTTAGCAGGAATTAGCGGAATATCGAAATATGTCGCTACTCGGAAACCAACTTCTCGGCCCTTTACACCCTTTACTCCGCCATGTGTAGGAATAATTTCTTTTCGCTCAAGGAATCGCTCTTGGCTCTGCAATAGGTCAGCAATAGTCTGAATAGTATCATATCCAGTTAAGATAACCTTTGGAGTACCACCAGCAGTTCGCAATTCTTGAATTAGAGTATTCAAGAGAGTTGTTGTCAATGCTCGTACTTGGCTTGAACCGTAACCTGCACCAAAGTTAACTGTTGCATCCATAAATCCAGCAGTTACACCTGATGAAGTATCTCGGTCATCATTACCATAAAGTTTCGCAATTTGGTCAGGTAGTGAACCAACAGTACCAGCAATTAAACTCGCACCCTTTAATGCTTGCATTTCAAGAGCAGAAGCAACAATCTTGTTCAAAGAAGTGTAATTTCGCTCTAAGTTGTTTGCTGGAACTGAAGCGTGGTCATATCGCTCTAGTTCCATAACTAGCATTTTAGACTGAACTTCAGCATGGAATTTACCCATATCTTCTCGAATAATTGCGCGAATATCTCCAACACCATCATCAATCTTTGCCATTTCTGCTGCAAGTTCCGAATAATCGAACATATGAGCAATAGTCTTAGGACTCATAAATAGTGTGGTATATTCAGGTGCTAATGCCTCTAATCCAGTTGAAGCAAGAGCGTGATTTTCATCTACACCACCAATTTGGTCTGCTTTAGGTGCTAATAGTTGTGAACCAGCAGCATAGGAATCGTTACCAATTCCAAATGCAGGGTCAGAACCACCAGCGGGTCTTTGAGTCATTACACGCCATCCACTTGAAGTGTAAGGTCGCTTTGGTAAAATACTAAGAGGGTTAATTTCCTGATTTAGCATAGACCAAACCTTTTGGCCGTAAATTACATTGTATAGGTTTAATCCGGGACCAGCCAATCCACCTGCTAAAGCAGTTGTATCATCGTGTCCGGTGTGAAGCCCCGCTACTTGACCTGCACCCTTTAGAATACTATTATTTCCAAAGTTACCATAAGTTGCGGCTTCTAAATCTTTCAAAGTGTTAATATATTTTGTCATTTTTCTCACCTTTTATTTCTGTCACTCTAAATTTCAGCGTCGTTCCTCCAAACGCTGCATTGTTAGGTGAATTTCATTCCAATCCATCTTTGCAATATCTTCGTAAGATGGAATATTCAAATCTGCTACTGCCTTTTGCTGCTTTGCAATAGTCATTTCAGCATCATTCTTGAGAGTATCAAGTAGTTCGCTAAATTGCTTCTTTAGTTCGCTAACTTCAGCCTGAGCGTCATATTCATTTCGCTCAACATTAGCCTTCTTAACAGCCAATTCAGACTGAAGGCGGTCAGAGAAACTTCGCTTAATATCTTCATAAGCAAGTTTTTCCATTTGTTCTGCCTTAAACTGTTGGTATGCTTTTTCAAGGTTTTCATGGCTTAGGTCAAGACCGTGGGTTTCACCACTCCATGTTGATTTACCAACATCAGTTGGATTTGCATTTGTGGGTACAGAAATCTGTTGGTGCTTGTTTCGTGGCTTACCGCCTTCAACAACAACTTCAGACTGTTCGCCTCTTTCAAGATAACCTGTTGGTAAATCAGTTTCTCCCTTCATTTCTTCATCGTCGCCAGCCCCTTTATGAGCCATTTTGTCTTCATCCATCAACTTTTCTTCGTCATCGGAGGAATCCATATATTCCCCTTTGTCCATTTCTTCTTCTTTCATTTTCAATTCCTCCGTGTTATCGGAACCTTTTTCTTCACTATCTAATTTATTAGTGCCACAATGGGCCTTATCCATATCTTCTCCTCTTTTTGCAGAAATATCATCTTCTTCTGCTTGTAATCTGCCTCTTTCCATTTCTTCTTCTGAAGGAGTATCTAATGGTAATGATGCACCAGTAGTATCTTCAGGCCCAAATCTTGCTGAACCTTCTGCGGCTAATCCAAGTAATCTAGCCTCTACATCATCAGGTGTTTCTCCACCTTCACCAATAGCCTTTAATAGACTATTTAATTCTTTAATTGCATCTTCAATGTTTGTCATACTACTCACATCCTGTTTTAAAATATCAAACTTTGCTTCAGGGTTAATACCTTTTTCACAAATAGTAACTTCATGTAATTCTAGTTTACTAATTTCATTGTAGTCGCCCAATTCTTCATTATTTCGCTTTCGCTTT